CTATCGCTCCCCATTCCCCTAAATTAATCATGTGACAACTCCTTGAATCAAAATAAAAAGCACATCAATTAAGATGCGCTCTCTTCTTTGCTAATAATTTTATCTGCTTCATCTTCTGTGATGCAGAGTGGAACAAATTCACGAACTTGATCGTCAGTAAAACAGCCCCAATCGTACATCATTTTTACATCGCTAAAACTAAACATTATGAAGCACCTCCAATTTGTTTTTCTATTACTTCAATTTTTTTATTAATTGTTAAATCATTAAGCATCAGTTTGGCGTTCAACTGCGCCATCGAATCTGCTTTTTCCGTTAACTCTTCATTTGATTTTTTCAATGCAGTATTATCTACCTGTAAACCTATAGATAAATTTTCTAGTAGTTCTATTTTTTTAGAATAATCTTGTGTAACTGCTTCTTCCCACTTATTTTCAGTGAAGTTAAAAAATTGCGACTGTTGTCTTCTTCCGAAACCTTCATCCGTTTCATCTTCCTTCTTTTCAAACAAAATAGGTGGAACTTCGACAAATGGTAAAGATGTTGGAAAGTTATCTTCTACTTGATGTTCTTCATATCCCATTGGATACAATACTTTATAAATTGTTTTCATTTTACTCTTCCTCCAATTAGTAATCTGTTAAGCCGGCCAAGGATCTTGAGTGATCCACATACCTGAAATATATGAACTACCTGAACCTGATTTGGCTTGTATGATGCTACTTTGATCAATGAATGCACGTGCATCCGCTGGCTGACTTGCATTTCTAACTAGTGAAAGCGCGGTTTGCGCTGGATAGCCTTGATCACGTTTGAAACCGTCCGGGATTTTTAAAATCCAACGAGTTTCTGATCCTTCGGGCCATGTGCCACATTTAAAATTAACAGTAAGAAATACGATGTTTCCGATTCTGATTATTTTTCCATTCACATCAGTTACGTTTGTTGTATCACTTCGATCAGCTAGTGTGATAGCTCGCTCGATCATACCTGCTTGCACAGGCAATCCATTGAATTGCAATCCGTCTTTAAAATTTTTCGTTCCTAAGACCGTTTCATTACCTGTGGCTTTTACTAAAACACCCTCCACACCATCAATTCCTTTGGCATGAGTTTTCAAATACTTAGCAACTCCGTCTTCTTTTAATTGCACAATATCAGCCATTAAACCGTCCCCACTTTCTCAAATGTAATATTGGCTAATCCATCGAGTTTCACTTTATCTTCTTTGGACATCAAACCATTTGCTGTCGTCGTAGCCACAGCTGTCGTTGTTGCATTGACTCCAGGATCGCCTTTGTCCCCTTTATCACCTTTTGGCAATACAAAATTAAACTTTGCTGCACTTGCAGTACCAGCATTTGTGACACTAGCTGTTGTACCACTCGTTACTGTCCCTACAGTAATTGTGGCAGCCTGTCCAGGGTCTCCTTTATCTCCCTTGATAGTTTCGGGTTTACCCTCAACAGCATCCCAATGGGTTTGAGGGTAAACCTGAACATCATTCTGTTTTACTTTTACAATATCTGTCATTTGTCTATACCTCCCCTACTTTTTCAAACGATACATTTGGTATTTTGGAATCTGTATAAGCTTGTGCATTTTGATAAGCTTCACTCATTTTTTGATCAACATATTCTTGAGTGACGCCGCCACCTTCTCCACCACCTGTTGCAGAGATTACTCCTGTGTTTGAAATACTGATATTAGCTCCGGCAGTATAGTTGAATTGCTTATCGGCCGATAAAACATCATCAGTCATCGTTAAACCTTCACCGACACGAATACCACCTTTTACAAATTCGGAGGCAGTGGGTAAAACGTAAAAACCAGTCACTTCTGCATTTATTTTTCCATCTTCATCAATAGTGATGTTTTCTCCAGCAGTATAATTTTTCAGTGAATCGAGTTTTTCTTTTAACTCCAGCGAAAAATTGACATCAGATTGTTTGACTGCAGAGACTTTCCCTGTCTCATCAATCGTCAATAATTCACCAATTTTTATGCCACCCAAACGGTCGATAGTGGCAACTGGCAACACGTAGTCACCTTCTCCACTGTTTAAAATTTTTTGATACATTTCTGCCGTGATAATGCCGTCATCTTCTTCACTTGCATAGGGTAATTCTGTGAGAACATTCTCTAATCCCAAATCTTCTTTAGTAATGACGACGGCTCCAACTTTTCCATTAACAGATAAAACTGTTGCTTCTCCTGCTATTATTTCTTCTAACCCAAGAACTGCGGAAGCATGTGTGATTGGAAAGAATTGGCGTTGTACACCTGTTTTTTCATCCGTTTCCATCATTCGTTTAGTTTTAGCCATTAGATCACCCCTACTTTCTCAAGAGTGAACACATTTTGCTTTGGATCATCAACGGTTGCGATGATCAAGGCTCCTTCTTCAATCGGGAATTCTACAGTTCCAACTTTTTCGACTTCGTGATTATCTGAAAAGAGATCATCCTGTAAAATATCAGTCACTTCAATCTCACCGTATTCAATCGTGAAAAGTGTTGCTCGTAATTTCTGATATAGATAATCCATATCCGCCAGCAAGCGCTCTGAAATAGACGCATGACGAACTCCTTGAATATCAACACGTGCATCCATTAATTCGGCTAACATTACTCCACCTGGATCGATAGACTTCAAAATATCTTTGATTGATTCAAACCATTTTAAATAATCGGTTTCTTGTCCTTCTCTCCATGCTTTAAATGTATTTTGTTGATCTTGTCGCCATTGTTCAAATTCTTTTTTGCGTGCATTCATCCAATCTGTGAAGTCGCCTTTGTTTTCATTGATAAAAGCTGTCATATCCGCAATTAAATCTTCGACTGTCTGCCAATACGATCCCATTTCACCCTCTGTTTTTGAGACGGCTTTAATCACAAAATAAGAGAAATCTTGCGTCGTAGCAATTAACTCATCCTCTTTATAAATGATAAAATCTGCTGTTTGGCGATGTAGGCATTGCATCGAATATTGATCAAATGTGTACTGAATTTTTCCTTTTTTTGCATCAATGACTTTAGTACCTAATTGAACTGGGTATTTGTCTCCGACAACTGATTCAAAATAGACTTTACAACCAGTTAGATCATAGGGCATTCCATTTTCAGTGATGGTTGCTTCCATAACTTCTGAATTCTTATTACCTTGCCGTACCTGAATCATACCGACATAGTTATAAGGTTCAGTTGTGCTGAGTACTACGTTCCACTTTGCCATTAATTACCACTCCTTTCTCAAAATCAGGTGGGATACAAATAGAAGCTATCTGACCAGATCCGAAGAATTCACGATCATATTCCGCCACAATTCCACCTGATTCTGCATTTTGTTCATAGGTTTGAATACGCCCATTTTCTAGACCTTTGATTACACCTGTGTGGCCGTAATATTCATGGCTTTCAAATGTATCACTGATTTTTGCGTTTCTTTCCCAATTGATAATTGAGCCAACAACTAGTTGGTCATACTCGGGATGAACAATAACCGTCCATAAATACAATGCCCATGGGTAGGCTCGTCCAATTTCAGCAGCAGAAAATACATTGCCGTGACGTACTTTGATCTCGTATTGTGTACCTGCCCCCATGTCAGGACCAATCATCACACCGGCATATTCCGCAGATAATGCATAACATTGATGGTTTCCGATAGGTTGATTCAACAAACTTTTCAAATGATTTAATCCTTTTTCTTCGATCACAAAATCACCTCTATTTCTTCGCTCTGGCGAGACAAACATCGCCGCCATTTAATAAATACCCGAAGGACCAATCGACGCGACCGATACCAACACCATTGGAATTCATGCCACCCATTTCAACAATAGAAGTGCTATATCCCTTCCAATCCTCTGCTAAAATAGCGGTATGTCCATCATTACCAGCACCTGCACCTAAATTAACAATGATGATATCTCCGGCTTTCGCTTCATTTGGGGATATTTCAGTAAGATACTGACGTGCTCCTCTTGCATCTGCAGACATTGAGCCTGTATACCACAGAGTTCCACGTGTTGCGGTTTTATATCCCGCTTTTGTCAAAGCTAACCAAACAAAAGAAGAACAGTCAGCATATCCATTACGATCAGGATTCTCGACGCTACCAAAATTCCAACGTAACGGTTGCGAGTAATGGAAATAACCCATCAAGCTTTTGGCTGTACTGAGAATACTGCCAGCAGATGGGATTTGAAGGTCTTTGAATTTGTTATACCAATTAACTGCCCATCCTTGTCTTTCTGGATGAGTTGTGGCTGGTCTTTCATAATTTCGTTCAAAAGTATAAGCAGCCGCTGCTGGATCAGTCATTGCTTTAAATCCAGAAACACTTGCTGGTTGAACAATTCCTAACCATTGACCGTTATACATCGTCCAATCTAATAACTTCCCTTGAGCTGACATTGTTCGATAATCTTCTGTAATTCCTGCGGCTCTCATCAGGTTTTGAACATAAGTCCTGCCATCCCATGTTGCTGGAGGAACCAAAGGATATGCCGAACCATCCCATTGAACGATTCCATAAGCTGGACCGCCGACTTGTGCAATATCTGGATTCATTGCAGCACCGGCTTCTCCTTGAACATTTCCAAGGATTCCAGCAATGGATGCTTTGGAATACCCTCTAGAAAGAAGCATGACCCATAATTCCCAAGCAAATTTGTCTGCTTGACTGGTAACCTCTGGTGGGTACATGCCATTCCAACTACCGCCATCATTATTTCCACTTCCGCCTTGACCAGGGAATACTTCTTGTCCGTTAATTGTGAGTTTTCCGCGAATATTGACGTTTTTCATAAATTCCGCATCACCAAAGGCATTTAGCTTTTCCTGTAGATTTAAACTTCCAAATAATATAGAAGTTCCATTCCCAAGTATTACCCAACCTTTTCCTTCTTTTGGTGAAATGAGAATATATTTTCCATCGCCGTTTGTTCGAATGACTAACGAATTATCTTCTAACGGTGTAGGAGTTGAAGCGCCAGGAAAAGGATTGCCTGCAGAATCAGTAGTACCAATTGTGCCAATGGATTCTTTGGTATTCCAGAACTCCATCCCTTTTTTGGTTAATTCCATGATTTTTTTATTGCTGTTTACAATTTGCAAAGCTCCTTTTACTAACTTGAGCTGATCACCAACAGCGTTAAATGAAGTTTCAAAAATATCTGCTCTAATACGTCCAGATTGGATATAATTGGCATTGAAGTTTCCATCAATCGTCCATGCCGTTTTGAAATTTGACTCATTGAATTTCCCATCAATAAAACCAATCCCTTCCGAATTAGCTACAAGAAAATGGTTAGAAGTATCAATACTATCCCCATTCATCCAAACCATCTGATATGGTTGACGACTTTCGCCTTTACCAGTATCCCAAGGATTCATCATGATAATTGATCCACCCTTTGCTCCGCGAATGATATCCGACTGCCATTTAGAAACTTCTGTGGACTCATAAAAGGTCATCTTCTTCTCATCAAGGGTCTGTATGGCAGTTTGAGTATTTGAAGCTTGACGTGTTGATGAAGTATTTAAATTATCACCTAAACCAGTTTCGACTTTTCCTGTTAATCGATCAATCTTCACACTGAAAATTCTAGTCTCGTAATGATAGCCGCGGTCATCACGATGAATACGTATAATATTACCTAAACTATCTGCTCCGAAAATAGTTGCTTTAAATTGAACTAGCGGACGTGAACAGTTAACCAATTCTTGATAGGTAAGCTGAATTAGCTCAACAGGATCTTCGCAGTCTTCGAATATAATTACCTTCTCACGCTTACGACGTTTTCCGTTTTTAGTAGGAATACCATATTTTTCAGTCATCTCAGGGATTTCCAAATATATCTGGCCAGTAGGCTTGTTTAACGGATCCCCTTTTGATTTGGACCAGTATACTTGATCAAACTCAATTCGGCGACCATAACCATCTCCAACCTCTTCACCACGGCCGCGGCCGATTAGAGAAGTATAGATGTTACTTCGATCTACTTCTTTTTCAATTGTCAAGGCTTTATCACCGTACTCATATCGCTCATTACTGTATTCGCCAATCTGCTTGTAAACTTCTATCCATTTATCTGTGATTCCTTCTCCACTTAGATTGCACCTAAAAACAATCTCGCATCCTAACGTTTGTAGATTTTTTAAGGCTTCACGGATACTACAGTAGTAAAAAGTCATAGAAACCGCTGGCAGAGTTGAATCTAAATGACCAACTCGCCACTCACCTAATGTAAAATCTATGACTCTCTGGATGGTTTTCTGAAAAAACTCGTTAGCCGGACGAATATCATTAATGATATAAGCATCCAATTCATCAGGCCCAAAATTAATCCCAGTGAATATCAACAATGAACCCGGATCAGCAATTCCGATAATTTTATACATAGAAAAAGACGACTCGCTTTCACGAACCGCCATATAAGCTGACTCTTTAATTTCGTTATCAAACTCCATGCTAACTGCTAACTTATCATTAATTAACTCATCTTTACTTGGTGTAATTTCCTTTTCTTGAACTACCGAAAAAAGTCTATCTTCCCCTACTATTTTTATAAGCTTTTGGCTATCGTCGAAAAAATAAACATCTTTGTCCATTACAGCCACACTCCTCTATATCGTATTAAGGGAGTGCCATTATCACACTTAACTAGATCACCGGTTCTAACCATAAAGTTTTTAAATGAGCTGGTAAGATCAAGAATTCTCGTTTTATTCACTCCATTTACAAAAACTTTTCCCTCAGCTATGTCCATCTCGATAAAGTCACCTTTTTTTATCATTGAGTTAGTCACACTAATATTTTGACGGCCATTTGTAATTCTTAAGCTCCCATCATTATTAGCCTTTAAACTAATTGAAATCGGAGCTACTTCATACGGAAGATATTCTGAGACTATGCCGTTTGTTTCAAATATACGTGTATATTTTCTGGGATCAGAACAGATTATAGAGAAACTAGATATTACACTATGAACGTTTCCTGGAATATTATCACAGGTCTGATACCTTCCGTAATAATACATATCCAACTCATCGTTAAAGTGAATTTCTACATCTTTATCCCTGTAAAGCAGCCTCATCAATTTATTAAAGCTTCGTTGAAATTCAATAGGATTCTTTTCTTCTAATTTAAAATGTATAGTTAAAATCCTCTCTGGAAGTCTTTGGGAACTAATACGAACACCTATGCTCACCGCTTCACTCTCAATCTCTAAAGAAACCATTTCTCTACCTTCCACATACAAAGTCTGGTACCCTTCTATATAATTCTCGATAAACTTTCCATCATAATTCAATGCAGATGTCGGTATCCATGTTTTCTGACTGTCGTTTTTAACCGTGTCTCTGAATTCATACATTGGATTATGCCACTCCATCATATTTCCCTCACTTTCTAGAACAATAAATTAATATCCGCCTCTTTACCTTGAATGTTTGAAATATCCTCAACAAACGCTTCAAACACTTGATTTCCTAAGCGAATATTGAAAACTGCAGGACGTTTATTTTTGCCGTAGTTAACACTATGCTCTATTTGTGTTGTGAAATTTCTATTTGCATTTTTTAAATTCGCTGAAAGATCAATATCAGGTGTACGAGTAAAACTATCTGCAATCATATTAGCCATGTTTCCTACATTGCTTTGGACACTGGCAAAGCCATTAGTTAAACCTGCGTTTAGTCCATTCATGATTGCTTGCCCAGCTGGGATTAACAATTTTCTATCGTATCGAATAGGTCCTTTGTGTTCCCTAATCCAGTCACCAATACCTCCAACAAAATCTTGGACAGATTTCCATGCATTTTGTAAACCTTCTAGGAAACTATCCATGATGGCTTTTCCGGCTGCTAGTAAATCGATATTTTTCAAGTTATCAAACCAGCCAGTTACTCTATCAACCGTATCACTAACAGCATTTACTAAATTATCCCATGCCTCTTGAGCACCATTTACTAAATTGTTGAAAGTATCTATAGTGCCTTGTTTTAGGTTTTTCCAACCTTGAATAACGTTATCTTTGGTTCCAGTAATTAAATCACCAATCCAAGATTTGAATGAAGTCCAAATATCTTTAGCACCTTGAACCGTATTATTAAATAAATCTATCGTTCCTTGCTTTAAGCTGTTCCAACTTTTTATAAGAGTTTGCACGATATTATTAACCATTTGGAAAAACCATTGTTTTAGATTATTCCAAAGTTCAATTGCACCATATTTTGTATCAATCCAAGTTTGAATTATGGAGAATTTTAGATTTATCCACATTTGAATTGCACTGTATTTAATATCAATCCATAAATTAGTAAAAAATAGTTTCAAATCAATCCAAATCATAGTCGCTTGATAAACTACTTCATTCCAAATATTAGAAATACTTTGTATGAATCCAGTCCATAAACTAACGGCACTATTTACTATTGCACCGATATATTCCGTAAATATATTTTTTACAGATGTCCAAATATTTACCACTGATTGGACAAGTGTGTTCCAGATTAGATCTAAATCCTCTTTCATTTGTTCGAAGTCACCAGTAATTAAATCTATAATAAACAGTAGCGGCGCAGCTATTAAAGACTTAATGATTTCCCAAGCATTTACTATTATGTTTTTAACCTCAGCAAATATACTTGTTATTGCTTTCACTATATTAGAGAACACATCTGAAAAGCTACTTACAAATGGACCAATATATTTTAGTATAAAATCAAAACCAGATTTGATTTTACTTGTAATTGTTTTCCATGCAGTAGATATAGTATTTTTAAACCCTTCCCATTTTTCACCAGCACTTGAAACTAAATCATCAATAACTGATATGACACCTTCTTTTAAACTATTCCACATCTCTGAAGCAGAGTTTGTAATACTTGACCATAAATTTGAAAAGAACTCTTTTGTTTCAGTCCATTTATTCTTGATCCAATCTGCCACTTTCCCAGGAGCTTCTTGAATTGTAGTCCAAACATTGTCTGCGCCTTCTTTAATGGACTTCCATAAATTGTTAAACCATTCTCCTGTAGATTTCCATGCATTCTGAATCCATTCTACTGCCGAGCTTACAGCAGACTTGATTCCCTCCCATAAGCCAATCCAAAAGTTTCTAAAATCTTCACTCGTATTCCAAAGATAGATGAAACCTACAACAAGTAGTGCTACCGCAGCTATAACCAATCCGACTGGACTGGTAAGAAAACCTATGGCGGAACCTAATTTCTTGAACAAAGAGATTCCGTTACCTAATACACCTAACCCCACTTTCATGGTTTGAAACGCTTTAACCAGCATTCCTAATGCATACAATACTGGCCCAATTGCAATAGCGATTGCTCCTATGGCCACTACTAATTTTTGAGTTGATTCTGGAGCACTTACAAATTTTTCCACTAAGCCGGATATGGCATCTGCTGCTTTTTTGATGGATGGTGCTAGAATCTTTTGAATTACAATAGCTGCTGACTCAAAAGCTCCAAACATTTGCTCGATGGAAGAATTCATATTATCTTGCATGGTCCGAGCCATATCGTCAGCTGCACCATCAGAATCTTTCAGAGATTTTGTTAATTTGCCCAATGTATCAGGTCCTTTATCAATCAAAGCCATCATCCCTGATAATGATTCTTGCCCATATAGTGTTACTAAAGCATTTTGTTGTTGTTCAGGCGTCAGGCCTTCAAAAGCTTTTTTAAGTAATTCTACTTGAGTTTTTAAAGGTTTCATTTTACCGTCAGCATCATAAAACGAAACACCTAAATTATCCATTGTATCTTGCATAGCCTTTGTTGGCCTTGCTAACCTAGACAATGCTCCTCGCAACGTTGTACCTGCTTGAGAACCCTTAATGCCTGCGTCACTCATAATACCAATAGCTGCTGCAGTTTCTTCCAAAGAAATCCCCATTGAATTAGCTACAGGAGCAACATACTTCAATGCTTCTCCCATGTCTCCAACTTCCGCATTGGTGTCCGCAGCAGCACGAGCAAATACATCAGCGACATGTCCTGCTTCACTTGCTTCTAAACCAAATCCTCTCAAAGCAGTAGCAGTATTTTCAGAAGCTAGAGCCACATCCCCTCCAGATACAGCTGCTAAGTCTAAAAGACCCGGCATTGCTTTCATGATTTCTTGTGCGCTAAATCCAGCAGAAGCAAGATTTTCCATGCCGGCAGCCGATTCTTTTGCGCTAAAAGCAGTTTTTGCTCCTAGATCAATCGCTTGCTGTTTCATCTGTTCAAATGTGTCGCCTGTTGCTCCTGATATAGCTTTTACACGACTCATTTGTTCTTCGAAGTCGCCACCAACTTTAGCAGCTGCTACGCCTACTCCTATAAGAGGAGTGGTAATATACTTTGTCATTGCGGCACCAGTACCTTGCATCACTTTACCTACAGCGGTTGTCATACTATTTGATTTCTCTTCAAAAGTCTTAACAGCATCTTGCGCATCTTTAAAAGTCTTTACAAATCCACTATCTGTGGCTTTTAATAAGGCTTCAACAGAAAATTGTTCCATGATTTTCCTCCTTTCCTCAAGAGTTAGCTTTAGTTAGTAAGCTTTGGAATTTTTTATCTTGTTTTGAAAGTTCGGAAACTCCCATGATTGAATCTTCGATTTTTTGATAATTGAAGAATTCTTCAAAGGATCGATATACAGGAACTGTCTTTTTGCCTACTTTTTTCTCCGCTTGGACTTGCTGATTTGCCCACGCTAATTCGTGAATCAACTTTTCTTTGTCAAGCCAAGATAACTGGGCTGCAGTCATACGAATGTTGTATTCATATAACGTCATTCTTTCGATATCTGAGATATTGGTCATTCCCAAATATCGAAAAGAATTGATAAGAATTTGTTCGTATGCCAATGCAGAATCTATTCCGCTTGTTGTTTTTCCGCTTCTTTCAATTTCTGATTCAGGTTTCGGACCGCTAACTTTCCCGCGTTCGACTCCGCCAATTCTTTTAGGACTTCATCAAACAATTTTTCGATGTCTTTAACTTCATCGATGTAATCATCCATTTCATCCAACGTAATAGTTTCTTCTTCTGTTCTATTTGCTATTTCTAAGACTCGTGACAACGTGTTGACATTATAAGAACGTAATTCCGGTAAGACTTTTGCTGAGAGTCCCATTCCGAATTCCATATTTCCATCGATGAAAGGCATCACTTTGTCTAATTCACGTACAAATTTAGTGCCAAATTTAAACGAATATTCTTTACCTTTAATTTTTAATTTCAATGTTTTTCATCCTCCTAAAATAAAAAAGAGAGCATCTAAGCCCTCTTATGCTCCTGTCGAAGTTACTTTCACGGTATCTTTGAATGTATATTGAACGACAGCAGCTTGATCTTCTGTCAAGGTTGCATAACCATCTTGACCAACACCATTTACTGCAAATGATAAACTTAATTCAACGTTATCCTCTGCAGCAGCCGATGGAGTAAATTCAGACACATATGCTTGGTAATAAGTAGCTTTGTACTTATTTGCATTATCATCTGTTCCCTGTTCTGCTTTGTTGATTTCCCAAATTTCAATGATATCGCCATTTAATAAGGCTTGTTTCATTTCATCTACATGAGAATCTCCTTTAGCAACTATTGAAGTAGCCGAAAAATCATATTCAACCGGGCTTAAACTTTGAACGTTTCCGTCTTTTGTCACTGTAGAGTCTGAATCTCTTGATAAACCATTTTCGTGTTCTGTTTGAAATGCCATTTTCCAAGCGGCTTCCTGAGTTTCTTTTTTCAATAAGCGATAAAGCAAAATGACATCAATACCTTTTAATGCTTCCATGTTCTTCCTCCTATCTAATTCTAAATTCAAGTGTGACAACCGCCCGTTTTAGCGGTGTATTCGTTGTTGTGTCGTCCATCACTTGAATTCCACTTGCTTGATAATTTAAAGCCCAATAATAGCCTTCTGTGGCTTCTATCAATCTAGCTTCATTAAAAAGAGCAGATGCCATATCTGACACCTGCTTTCGTTTCTTCTGTAATCCCCAGACGGATAAAACTACAATCACAGTACCTTTAATATCAGTTTTATTCGCTTCGTGAATCGTTTGAGTGTTCTCAAATTCCACAAAAGGATAACCAACATTATCTAAAGGCTTGTAATCATATGTTTTGTATCCTAGTTTTTCTTGGGATATTTTAAAAAGTTCATCAAAAATTGATTGATCTCTTGTCTTAATCATCATTTCACCAAGGCTTTCATTTCAGCCATAAATTTGACTTTTTGATAATTAAAAGCTGGTCTAACATAGGGCTGGGCCGACATAAAGCGAGTTCCATATTCTACATAAGGAGCATAGTCTGCTGTCGGTCCTACAATACCAGTTAAACCAGCTTCTAAAAGATTCATGTTTATTGATCTTCGTAAGTAACCTGTATCCACTGGTGCACCTTTTTGCATTCGTTCAGTCATTTCAGCAGTATTACTTTTCACGACTTTTTGAACGTCATTAAGCGTTGCTGCTTTTTTCAGATGTCGCATCAGCTGATCGATTCCTTTATATTCAAGTTGTGCCTTCATCAAGAACCACCTCTTGCACAATTAAACTATTTCTATATGCTGGATTTCTAGCTGTTTTTTGTTGCCAAGTCTTTCCTTCAATCTCGATATAGTCAAATGTAGGGATAGAAAAAAGAGGCTGCGTCCTAATGACCTTCGCCCCTTCTTCCACACTACCAAAAATAGTCACACTTCTATCAGTGCCAATATCCGTCACGTTTGCCTCTGTTCTTGTTCTTTCTGGTTTGCCTTCAACCCACTCACCGAGATCTGGATCATATTTAGAGTCAGATGAACGTTTAACAAATATAATTTCATCTGTAAATCTCATATAAATTTAAACCTCCCTCGATTTGGCTTGTACAACTCTTCCTGATCTTTACGCTTAAATTCGTCAATCTCATTTTGATACTCTGAAAAATCCGAATCAGGAAAAGCCATAGATAAACCTTCTTGAGAATATGACTGCATACCTTCTTGACCAATTCTATTGAATCTTTTCAACGACACTTCATATACAACTGTTTCAAATTCTTTAGGAACTTCTTGCGTATTTAACAAGGTTTTCATACGTTCATTCGTTCTTCGCTCAATAACTTCAAGCTTTTCATCTAGTGTTCCTTTAAGAAGTTTTTTAATATCCTCTGCAATCGTCATATTTTTACTTCCTAACTAGCAGGTTGACCTGTCACATTGATTGAAGTAGTGAATTCTCCAGAAGTAAATGTGAATGTTGCTGACCCTTCTGCTGCAATCGTTCCATCAAAACCACCATTTTCATTTTTGGTCACTGTTGCGATAGCTCCATCACTTGAAGTTGCTGTAGTAGCTGCAACAACAGCAGCTGCATCGCTAGCATCTGCAGGCACAGTTGAAATAGTAAATGTTTTAGTATCGCCTACTTTACCGGTCCATGTCTTTTGATTTGGCACAATACCGGTAGCAGGCGTTACGCTTTTGGGGAAATCTTCCCAAATGCTTCATCTTTTACAATCATAAATCCAACATCCATTGTTGCACGCAAAGCAATTAGTTCTTGTTCAAACAAGTTAACTGGGGTTCCATCTTCATTAGTTAAAGTAGACAATTGTGCTTCTTCAGAAATCTTAAATGAAATATTATATGGAATCCCATAAAACATGTAGTTGAAGTCTCCAGCGTAAAGAGTCCCTTTATCTAAAGACTTAAGGTCTACTACTGGTAATCCGTCAATTGTATTAGCAGAGCGATCATAAATAAACTCAACATTTGACCCGACTGTTTGAGCTGCAGAACGTAATTCTGTACGATTTTTCCGGTTTGAAATAAACGCATTAGGTTCGAATTCATTTTCTGCTAACTTATCTTCTAAGGCTAGGATATTATCATAAGTCAATCCGCCTTCAACCACATTCCCCGCACTAATAACTGATCCGTCTAGTGACTGAGGAAATGGGTTTTCTTTATTTAATAAGGCAGCTGCATCAAATTTTTTATAGAAAGCTTCAGCAATTTTTGGCTGCATCTCTTCAAAGAAATCTGATAATTTATAATTTAAATATTCACGAGAAACCGGAAGAATGACACCGAGTTTTTTTGCAGTCATCGTAGCTTGCATCCATTTAGGTTTAGACGTTTTAATTTTTTCACCTTCACCCACCCAGTATGCGCCTGGTCCTTCTGCAAAGTATTCAAATTTCTTTTCTTTGTCAGTCATTTCTTCGTATTTTGCTAACTGCATGATCTTAGAATTTTCCATAACTTCACTCAAAATGAGCGTATTATATTTATCAGGAATTTTTCCCTCTTTCGTTTCATATACCAAAACATTATCTGGATCCCATGTTTGAGCAAACATTTGCAAGTTCATTGGTAAAAGTTGTTTCTTTTTCATTAAGTTTTCCTCCTATTTGATAATTCGATTTTTAGCAGCTAGTTTAGCCACTGTTTCTTTAGTATTTTTCGATGTTGTAAATTGTCCACCTTCATTTGGTGGTGTTTGTCTTGCGTTTTCTCTCTTAATCAAAGAAGCAAAGTTAGTGATGACTGCTACAGCTTGTTTTGTGGCATCTGCATCATCAGAAACAATCAGCCCAAGCAAATCATCATCGTGTGGTAAATTTGCATCTGTCAGCATTTTAGAAGCTTCTTTCGTCATTTCAGATAGTACCTGTCCACGCTTTAATTCAGCGATTTCAGCTTCTTTTTGTTCCAACTCATGCTGTAGTTTTTCTTCCGCATTCATTTTTGCCAGCTTTTTAGCTTCTTCTTTTTTTGCTTCTAGTTCTTTTTCCCACGCTGCTTTTGCTTTGTTCGTCTCAGCAGCAATCATTTTCGCTACTTCATCACGAGAAAATGTTTTGCCAGTATTGTTTTCTTCTTTTGCTTTGGTCGGTGTCTCTTGTGAGCCAGCTGGTAGGTTTCCTTGTTGTCCCTCATCACCAGATCCACCATCTCCTGGTTCAGAAAAAAATTGTAAGTTCATTGGCATAAATAAACGTTTTTTCATGATTAATCCTCCACGGTTACGCCGCTACCCGATAAATTTGACCAGTTACGCCGGTCAGCCGAAAATAGCTTTCTCTTTAACGCCTGTAAGCTGTAAGAAGGCACAATAAAAAGCCGTTAATTTGTATTAACGACTTGATATTCGTTCTATATAAGGTGCTGTACTGCATCGACAAAATGGATGCATATTAGGAGCGTTACTTCCCGGCTGCATATCGGCAACATCAAAAACTTGATTATTTAACGGTATACATAGTTTGCACGCTGTTGGTTCTGCTATATAGATGTACTGGGTAATGCCTGCATCTCTGTAACTTCGTTCTTGGATTCCTACCTGAACTCTAGTCGTTTCAGTCACCATCAAACGTTGAGTGTTGAACTTAGTGTTTTCTCGTCCTTCAGCTGTTAAATATTCTGCCAATTTAGATGCAAGTTGCTTGGGATTTTTCCCCATCGTTATACTTCTCAGTAACAACCTATCTAATTCTGATTTCAATTCAGATTGATACATCCATAAGCGATCACTAAAAGACACGTCATCACTCAAAAAGGAGCTGTTTATTACTAGTTCTATCAGCTTTGCATATCCACTTGAAGCAATAGTCATTTCTAAAATACCGGCTTGTCTCTTCAATTCAGCTAAACCAGCTTTTGTTAATTCATTCGAAAAGTACTTATCCAATTCATTAAACAGTGAAATCAATTCAAGCCCGATATTAGCTTTTAAGAGCTCTAATCTATTTACACGCATCGTAAGATTGTATAGCTTTAATTCTTGGTTTGCTGTAGGAGAAAAATCTTTCTCTTTGACATACTTCTTTGCTTTGCGAGCGAATGCTTTGACATCCATTTCACTAGCACGCTTCATCGCTTCGCTACGAGTGATTTTCTGACCATTGGAGAAACCGTCCCACTGCGCGTCTATTTCTTTTTGTATCGCATCTTGTGCATATTGCATGCGACTTTTAATTTCTGCCATGCGCTTTTTATCATCTTTAATTTGTTGCTTTTGCCATTCTTTTTCCCGTTTGATCCAATATTCTTGGGAGTTCATTTAATCACTCCCCTGTTTCATCTTTTTTGTTGTTAATTACTTCTTCACCATCTGAATCAAAAATGCCAATCTGCTTTTGCGTTTCTTTATTTACTCGTTTCAACTCTGCCTGTACATCTGGAACAAAAGAAGCGAGTCCTAAGATCGTCTCTTGACTGAGTTCAGCTCCAGCATCAACCAAAGATTTCAACTCTTCCAGAATGGCTTTAGGTAGATTAGGCGTAAATATTACACGTAAGCCTTTCAAATCGGAGTTATCCATTTCAGAAATACTTGATTTTAGGCTAAATAAAAGACGATAACGCCGCATAAGACCCTTTTTGAATAGCCTTTGCTTTGTTGCCGTCATTTGTTCAAATCCAAATAATTTATATTTCATCGCTTCTCCTGATTGCACTCCGGAAAAATTGTCATCAGTAAGATCAGGAACCATTGAGATTTCGTGGATATCCTTGCGTACTCTGTCTTTGTATGCTTCTACACCGTTCACATCATATTGTTTGTAAATATATCCTGCAGTCACACTTGTTTTATTACCGTTCACATCAGTTCCAGATTCAAGCAAAAGCATATTCGCTTCTTTCTGCTTGATGGCGTCCTCTGTGGATAGTCCTGCTGCTTCAATATCACCACTAATAACTAGAAGAGCATCGTTTAGATCAGTCATATAGTTGGCGGTATCAGACTGCCCTGCATCGTATAGATCAATCAAAGATAGTACATCTTCATACAAGCCCATCCGAAAACGATTAGGAGAATACTCTGTAATAGGTACCTCTTTATATTCATGCGGTTCGTCCTGGGGATTCTTCAATTCAATTGCTGTTAGTGTCGTCTCATCATAAGTGATACTTTTTTCTTTTGTGTATACGATTGGTTGAATGTACTGCTTATCAGCATCCTTGTTGAATCTTGTCTTAGGATACCGTACAGCCAAAATAGGCTCTCGCTTTACTGTAGTATCATATACAACAAACGTTTCAAATACATTAGCCAAATCAACATAATCTGTATCATCTGAATCTCGATAGATAATCTCATAGGCTCTCCCATACTTATCCATATCAAGCCAGAGTTCAGCATTTAACCCATCTATGTCATTATTAGTATTAAACTCTTCGATTTCTTTTTGTTGATTTGTGTCCTCGATTTGCACTTTTATAGGATTGCCTGTGTTGTACCCAACATCAAACGTACAAAGAACTTTTCCAAAGTTATGTGCTGATCGATGATCCGCTTTTTCCTTTTCTCTACGTCTACGGTTATCCATGATATTTGTATTTCTAGCTTTGTAATAATCATCTAATACACTAAGCCGCTTTACCTGATATTCATGATGATGTTTTATCATTGCTGCTAAAGTATCTGAATCGTTTAGTAAATCTTCTGCTGAGCTAAATCTATAGTGAAGATTTGAGTCTACGCTAAACTTTACATAATTTGTGTTCACGTCGTTAGAATAATGTATATCAGCTCCGTATTCAAACTCGTTTACCTTATCCATTTTTCACACTCCTTAAAACATGCGTTTAATACGTTTAATTTTTTCGTTGACATTAACTTTTGGTTTCTTAAGAAGCTCATGAGTATATATCGCGTATCGAACGGAGTCTAGCACATCGTCATATTCCTTTATTGGCTCGCCTTTTTTCTTATCCCAAATATATTGATAAATTTCATCTCTAAATTTCATCACTCTATCTTGACAGATAAATAATTTGTCTTGTTTAAATCTCTTGGCGACTTCTTCGACTCCAGATAACCGTGCTTTATGAGCATTTTTAGCATTAATCTTTTCTCTTACAAATCTAGCCACATGCTCCGGTCTCGCAGAGTCACAATAAAAAGGCACTCGTAAGCCGTAACGCTCTTGAATGCCTTTTGCTACATCTACCCAATAATCAATCTCTTCAAATTGAGTAGCATGTTCTTCGATTAAATAAGCTGTTCCGTCATCCGTTTCACCTATAACTACGATTGAACCCCAGTGTTCATATCCCCAGTCAACACCACAATAAAAGTTGCTCAAAGGTGGTAAGTCTTTTGACTGGATATAGTGCTTACTGGCATCAAAATCACGGTAAACGACTCCCTCTGCAGAAACCCATAAACCTTTGATATCACGATCATAAAACATGCCGCTTGGTGTTGATTCTTTAATATTGTTACGATATCGTTCAGATAAAAATGTATTATCATCTAATTCAAAGTGGAACGATTGAATATTTTTGCTTGAATTGTCGATATACTCTTTCTTTAGCCAGTGTTCCGGGTTGTCAGGGTTTGTGTCAGCTAGGATTCTCGCTCCTGTTCCTGAACAACGTGAAACGATTTCAGCAAATACTTCTTGTCTAGCTAGTGATGCCTCATTGATATAAGCGCCATATGCTGTCATACCACGAATTGCACCAACACCGCCAATGTTTCCTGTATAAGCTTGTACGACCTTAACGCCAAATAACTTAAAGTTTCCATGTTTATCGAATTTAGGTTCTATGCTGTACATGTTGTATAGTTCCTGTAAGATGTTCTTTTGGATTGTTGCACTTGAAACTCCTGCTAGGATATACATTGGTTCCTTAATGTCTTCTTCATCGGCAATCTTTCGCACACGTCGCAATTCAAACAAGAACAAATCATTGTTTATTTTTGTTTTCCCAGAACGTTTTGCTCCATGTAATAAAGTAATGAACCAATCATTCTTAATGGTTTTATTTAACACGTCGATTTGCTTTGGGTTATAAATATCAACTAGTGCCATCTAATTCACCACTAATCTTTTCTAACAACTCATCAAGTTTTTCTTCGGTAGAACGCTCTGAGTTTATCTGTAATTGTTCTAATTTTGCTTGCATTAATTTTATTTCTGTTTGAGCTTTTTCTAATTGCGTTTGTGATAATAGCGATTTATACTTCAAATACAAATCCAAGGCTTTCAATTTGCTTTCTAAATCTGGTGTATATTCATATTGCATATGTTTAATAACCTTGTTTTTCTCCAAGCGGTCTATTTGCTTGCTCACGCTTATTTGTACTTCTCCTTGCCAAATATCTATCAATTCATTTAAAGCGTCCTCAGCACTTAATTTGCGCTTCTTTTCGATAGGATTTAGCCGTTCATTAATATACTGTATTATGTTAGGTTTAGTTAGGTTTTCCTTACCTATTACTCTTGCTGATCGTTTGCTATAACCTGCTTTAATGGCGGCTTGAGTAGCATTACCACCATTTTTTATATATTCATCCGCAAAAGCTTTTTGTTTTGGTGTCAAATTTACCACATTCAAGCCACCACCTTTCAATTTTATTAACAATATCTCTCAATATTTGTCTGTATGTTCTGCTCACTAAAATATCCATGGCCACAGTAACGAAGATTGTACTTATCGATCTCTTTCGGTGTAGCTTCTCTGGTCATTTCAATGATGGAGTACTTCCCTTTGATTTGTACAGAACGCACAACACGCACTGAACAATCATCAATGGTTCGAGGATATTCATTAGTTAGCGATATATACCAGTAGTTCCTCATTATGCAGCCTCCTTTACGCAAAATAAAAAGACCACTCAAAGAGTGATCTAATATGTAATGCACAGGCAGGGACGTTTCCGATCCTGTGCTTGAGACATTTGACGATTCATTTGTACCGAATCCCAAATCTCAATCTAACCTAACCAATTATGTAATAGCAACCTACACACAGGCGGTTATCCTGTTCCTCCCTAGGGCTCGCACCACACGAGTTCATACCCCCCTCGGTTGCTAACGAATACTGAAACAGAATACCGTCTCTGTTCATGACCAACGCGACAGTACAAAGCTTTGTCGCAAGCAGGTTATCGTATTCCTAATAACCCCAACTTAATGTTTCTCTCCTAACCTACACCTGAGAGTGGCGCACGTCTGCGCTAGTATTTTATGCCTTTTAACTGCTAGTGGCATCCCGACTAGTCAGCCAATTCATCGGCATCCGATAAGATGAATTGTTTCCGTAGGTTCCTTAAGTCGCTGGCAAGGAATCGAACCTTGCATGGTCAAATCATAAAACGTTAAGGCTATCCCTCGACGTATTGACCTTATTTTTAAGCGTCTACCTTTCCGCCACAGTGACAAATTAATATTGTGAAAATAAATACTAAGCGTATAATTTTATTTATCAGCGAGTGGTCCGCTGAAATAGACGAAAGGAGCTATTCATATGCCATATTACATTGCTAACCAAAATCAAGATGACAAAGGTCGCCACGAGGTACACCAAAGTACATGTCATCGTCTCCCTGAGAAAAAGAACCAAGTAGAGTTGGGTTACTATTCTAACTGTACAGAAGCAATACGAGCAATCAAAACATTAAATCCTTCTTCAGAATTTGATGGCTGTTACTACTGTTGCCCTAATTGCCACAGAGGTTGATTACCATGAGGAGCAGTATCATCTGCTTCTCTATTTTTTTGCGCCACTGATCTGTACTTTTCTACTGAATGATACTCAATTACTTGTTCTAAATGTTTTTTGTACTCTTTACATACAGCTTCTTTTTGGATCAATTCTAAACGTTGTTGCTCAATAATATCAATCAACCGTTCCCGATCCATACCTTGATACTTTATTTGCTCGACTTCCATTCGTTTTCCCTCCAATACATAAATTAATAAACAGCAACGGATGATAGATAATAAGAACAATTTAGAAGGAGTTGAAATTCACATCCTTATTCTTAATATTTCCGTTGCTGCCTATCGAAGCTTAATTGTGAAACAATAATAAAACGATGTTCCTTTTATTATTATTTTGTCTCAGACCTATCACTAATCTTTCGACACTATCATAATATCACTGGTAAATAGCTAAAAACCGCCATCATTCCGCCAAAAAACCGCCAAATTATTTATAAGCAATTATTCTTCCGTGTTTATATGCTTCTGCAAACTCTATTAGAGCTTCCGACTTCATCCGTTGTATACTTCTTTCTGAATAACCCACTTCACGGCTAATTCTGTAGTTTGAGAAGCTATCTGGCACACAGAAGCTGTAGTAGAGTATCTGACGACTAATCAGACTAAGAGCCATCAAAGCCGCTAAAATCGCATCTCTCTCTGCTTCTATATCCATCATCTGAATGATCGCGTCTTCTGCCTTATTGACGTGCTTTGGTGCCTTCGGCATATCGGTTATGATAGGCGACTTAATATCTATCAGAGAGCGACCTGCCATCCGCTCCAAACGCCGAAAGTTCTTCAGCACATCTCTCGCATTACATCTTGTCTGTTTGAAATCTACCTCTCGTAACAATTGCACCAAGTCAAACCGCTCCTTTTATGTGATATAATAAACTTGTCGAATTTATTAGAACAGTCGGAGCGATCCGGCTTTTTTATTTGTCATTGATTAGTTCAATATCCACCAATCTCGCTACAGCTAAATTCTTTTTGCTTTTCGCTAACCACTTGTCACATTTCATCGTGTTTTCAATACGAATGATTGCTGAGTGATTATAGACGTGTTCTACATATCCACGAAATGGATAGATGAACTCCTCTGCTTCGCAGCGAACCATGTCACCGACTTTGACTTTTGGCTTCTTACGTGTTTTAGGATTCTTTGTCGGCATATCTAGCATTAAACCGCCGATACCGTGACTGCTAGCGTAAAATCCGTCTTTTAGTTTCATCCTTCTACCACCTCTTCCACTGGCACAGCAAATGGCCAGTATCTTTCATCAATTGCTTTGATTTCCGCTTCTGTTAGCTGATAAGCAGATTTTTCCCAAGCACACAACGAGCAGCTAGTATCAAAATAGAAATCATTTCTGTTATTAAATTTCTTGATAAGATATAAGTCACCAATAATAACTTCATACAACGGCTCTTTCTCGACCTCGTAGCCGTCTTTCATGCGGATGAGGGTTTCGATTGGATTGTTTTCAGCATTATCAAGCCAATTTTCAAAATCTGTCTCGTGTGGGTATCTTTTACCGTCCAATTCTCTGATTTTCGTAAAAATCGCTAAATCTAATGCATGTTTGTTATCCTCAAACCAATCCGCCACAAACTTCGGCATAACGTGTTTCTGCGGTTCACCAGTCTTACCAAATACAGCATTATCTAAAGTGTTTCTCAAGCTTTGTGCCGATTCAGGATAAGCCTCAGCTACCTTATTCCAAGCTTGTTCGTCTGTAATTTTTGATTCATTTAGTCTTTTCACCAACTTTAAAGATACTTCATAAGCGCCGTACCTTCCTTGACCATGCTCATCCATAGCGTTCTCATAACTCTTTACATATTTAGCTAATTCATCAATCAATTCTTGTTTATCAATTAATTCTTTTTTATTCATCGCTGTTCCTCCATATATTCGTCTAGTATCTCTCTATACTTTTCTACAAATTTGAAACGATCTTGATGAATTTTCTGGCTCCAATTTGTTTGCCGATCCAGCTCACGCATCTGATCGAACCCTTTTTGAATTTCGTTGTAATAAAATTCAATGTTTGCCGCTGCTTTCCAATGCCTGCTACTTCGCACTCCTGCTCCTGTTTCAGCCATTTCTAACTTAACTAATTCAGCTCGTTCTTTTGATTTTTTATCTTTCTGAATCTTCATCATGATTTTCTTGAGGATGATTTCACTGTATTGTGTAATGAATTCCATTATTTCTCCTCCTAAAATTTCATTTCATCGTCGTTGTCATCTTCTTTGTCATCAGTTTTGGAAAGGAGGGCATACACGAGATATGCCACTCCTACCAAACCTAAGAACAAGAGAATTTTAGCTATAAAGAATCCCATATTATTTACCTGTTTCATCCGTAACTACAGTATCTGCTCCGTTTACTGTTACCCATCCATGCTCTTTTCGAGCTTGAGCTTCTTCATAACGAATTAAATTATCTGTTACAGATTCGGCAACTTTACGGTTTGATTCAGCTTCCGCTTCTGCAGCTTTTGTTTTCTTGTAAGCTTCACTATCAGCTTGAGTTTTTGCAGTTTCTGCATCTAGCTTCGCTTTTTCATTTTCTTGACCAGCTCGAATGATCGCATCAATTGATTTTTGTGTTTCTTTATCGACATCTGGAACACCAAGTGTTACGTCTTCGACTTCAAACCCTTTAGATTCAACTGATTTAGCAAAGTTCGTTAGTACCTCAGCTTCAACTTTAGAGGAATCTCCTGAAAGGACATCAAGCAGGCTATATTTGGCATAAACTTCACGCGCTACTTTTTGAAGCTTAGATTTTAACCATCCACTTTCGATATCTTCCGAAGTGATATTCCCAAATTCTTTGTACATTTTTGCTGCTTTAGTTGAATCAACTTTGTAGTCATATTTGATATCAATCGTTGTCTTTTTGCCATCGCTTGTTGATACTGAAATGTTTTTTGATTGGATAGTTTGCAAGCGAATTGGATATTGGATCACTTTGTCAATCCCAACAAATTTCACACCTTGCGTCAGTGCTTCATCTTTGATACCGCCATTCATTGAATAGCGCACACCCACATATCCGTTATCAATTTTTTCGAAAAACTTAAATCCTCCGATAACTCCAATACCTACTATTACTACTCCTGCCACACCTAGTTTGATTAATTTATTTTCGTTCATTTTTCTTCCTCCAGTTTTTTTATTTCTCCAAATGACAATTCACCGGTTCCATTCGCTTCTACAGGTACGATATATTTATTCATATCCTGCTTCTCCAATCCTGAATCTTTGAGGATCTCGTTTGTAAGATTGACAATCTCCATAAGCTGCTCTGTTGCATCCAAGTCTTCTTGCGTCAGAAGATTAGCGCCGCATTTCGGACATGGCTTGTTCAACCATTGCGGATAATTTTCGTATTTTACTGCCATATCAGAATAATCACATTCTGGATTATCGCATTTGATCCCACGTACATTTAAGTCTACGAATTCCATTATTTCTCCTCCTCAATCTCACATGCCTGTTCAAACTGTCTAGTGATGTTTTCTAACGCTTTTTTGTACTCGATAATACTTTTTATCGTTCTTTCTTCACTTAACACGTAATCGCGTTGTATCGCCTTTAAACACGATGAGACCGTTTGAAAGTATCCGATATCTGCTCGTGATTCTTCTTTTGCTTCGGTGTAGCGAATGTTTCCTTCCTCATCTCGTCTTACCTTCGATAAGACAATGTTTCTAGAATCACTGGTAATTCGATAATCTTCGATTCTCATGTCTAGCATTTTTTCTCCTCCACATACCTAAACTGTCGTCCTTTTGAATCAATCCATAAGCTCCTAGCTCTATCCCAAATAATGTTTTTGCTTAATCCAGTAATTTCAGATAACTGTTCAGCAGTACCTGTTACTAGAATTCGATCACCATGCCAGATTGCAATTTTTCTCGGCGTTTTCCGTTTAGGCTTTTCAGTCCACATTGATTTACCGATCTTTTGGACTTCTGCAACTATTTCTTTGTCTTCTTGCCAATTCTCAGAATGTGTCAGTTCGATGATTCGTTTCATTGCTGCTTTCTTATCCACGTTTATTCCTCCAATCTACGAATTTCCCTTCTTAAATTCTCTATGTGCAAATCGATTGCCTTTCTCGCCGTTTCATTGACCATCACTGCCTTTGTTCGTTCCAGATCGTCAATTTCACGCTGA